TCTTTTCTTTTTTCTTTTTTTTAGAACCTAATATTTGTTTCTTTAATGCTTCAGGTAAAGTTTGTTGTGCCTTAGTTAAAGTTGGGCCACCTTTGTTATAAAAATTTCTCATAGTTATTTCCTCTTAATTAAATCAGTTGCTTTTAATCCGTAAACCGAAGCAATGACACCTACAAAAATTGTTTGGTACCAAAATGGAAGTTGTGAAAAATATTCGAAGAACAATTTCATTTTATCCATCGCACTTGGGTCTTCCGAAAATACTGCCCATGATAATAATGCAATCGGCGCTGAAAGCAATAATAAAATAAATTCGTCTTTCCAGTCCGAATTTCTAGATTCTAATAATTTACCTTGATATTCAGCTTCACCATTTGCCATTTTTTCTGCATGACGCATTTGTGCATCCGCCATCAACATTTTTGTCTTTTGACGGTTTTTAAATATGTGAGAGCCAGCTTGTGCGGCTAATTTAATAGCGCTGAACCACATACTAGTACGCCTTTGAACTTCTTTTCTTTTCTTTTAATACTGCACCTTGACCTTTAACTTCCATTTCAGGTCCACCAGTGCCAATATAGTTATAAGCTTTGTCAGCAGTTGTTTTTGATCTTGGATCAATCTCAATTTCCTGATCTGCGCACTTATATTCTTTAATATTATTTAGTTTTTGCATTTTATCTCCTTGTTTTTGATTTGCCAGCCTCAGATAAAGCAATTGCAATCGCTTGTTTACGACTTTTTACCTTTTTCTTCGACTTGCCTATCGGTAATTCACCTTTTTTGAATTCCCTCATGACCTTTTTAACCTTTTTTTCTGGTTTTGTCATTTTTTTTCTCATTTATTCGTCTCCTTTTCTCATAATTGAAATATTAGGCATCATATTACCTTGATTTTTCATCATTGAGTCAGTGCTTGGAAGAGTTTTACTTAAAATTGTTTTTTCAATTGATGTATCAGCTCTTAAATTTGCTAATTCTTCGTTCTGTTCAAGTTTTTCTTCTTGATTTGATTGATTCATCATTGCTTTCATCTTATCAAGATTTATTCTCTCTTCAGATTCTTTTGCTTTTCTATCATTTTCCATTGCTCTAAGGTCTAATTCTCTTGATCTTAGTTTAGCAATAGGATCATTATCAAATTGTGAAGTAATTTTATTTTCTTCGTTCATAAATTCTTCCATCATCTCAGCAATCAATACAGCTTTTCTAGATTCAATTTTTTCCTGTAGCATTTTTGCTTGCATTTGTATTTGTTGAGCCATTTGTGGGTTCTGTTGCATAGCTTGTTGCATTTGTTGTAACTGAAGTAATTCATTTCTAAACTCAACTTCAATTTGTTCTTGAGCCATTAAAGAAATATGTTCAAAAATATTTTTCTCTAATGAAGCCATAATCATTGGATTGTTTCTTGCAATGTTTGTTGCCATGAAATTCATGTGAGCAGTGATATGAGCTCTATGATCTTGACCTGGAAATGCTTGAAACTGTTTTCCACCTAATGCATCAATATGTTCTAATGCAGGATCTTTTGGTGTAGGTTGCATTGGTTTAATTAAAACATTATCAATATTTTTTACACCTAACGCTTCATACATATTTCTGTATGCAGCATATAGATTATGCATTTGTGGATTAGATTGTGCCAGTTGGAGTTCTGTTTGCGCAAGTGAAATACGCTGTGTTTGTGAGAAAATGTTAGGGTCAGCAACTGGCAATATATCTACTCGATCATCAAAGTCCGATTGTTTAATCGTTTTTTGACCCCCAACTACATCATACGGATATTCCGGCGGTAGATATAACTTGAATACTCTAGCTAAAATTTTAAATTCATTTTTTAAAGCTGAGTAAATTCTTTTGTGAATAGCTGACATAGTTCTACTTCCTCTTTCAAGTAGAGCAACTGTAGTTCCTACTGCTGCTTGTTGATTGCCATCACCAACTTGTAAATCTGCAATTGATGCAAACCTTTGACCTGCTTGAACCACAATTCCCATCAAACTTAATAAAGTTTGTGAAGGTTCTTTAAATGGAAGCATCATAAATGAATCTCTTAAATTTCCACCAGGTGCGTCTACATCTCTAAATTCACCAGGTTGAATTGATTGTGCATCATCTCTAATTCTAATACCACGCATTTTAAATCCAGCAGGTAAATTAGATAAAGTTCCTGCATCTAATAATTGTCTTAATGCAGTTGTAGCAGTTCTTGATAATCCACCAATCATGTGAATTAAACCAAAACCATAAAAACCTAAACCAGGTAAAAATTTAAAATGTACGAAATATTGTATCTTAGTTTTTTTAGCATCACCTATTTCATAATTTCTTCTGACAGATAAAATTTCATGAGACCCTTCTACTAAAGTTACAATATAAGGTATTTTAATTCCTGAGGGCTCACCAGTCTCTTGATTCATATCTTCAAATCCTTCTAAATCTAAATCAACGTGACATTCTAATAATGTAAATACATCTTCATCTTTTGCAGTTCTTGAAACTCCTTCAAGTTCTCTTTCTTTTTTCTCAACATCAGTTTCTTTGTCTTGTGGTTTTCCAACATCTACATCTTTATAGAAACCTGCTACTTGTTGTTTTCTTAATTCGTTTTCAGAGATTTTTACACGATGAATAATTGCTTCCGCATCATCTAATGAGGTAGCTGTGTACGGAACAATTAAATCATCTGCTGGTACAAACTTTGATACGGCCCTTTGTTCCATATCATCGTAATATACTTTTTTAAAAGCAGAACCTGCTAAAGGTAGATTGAACAACATTTGATCAAACTCCGGTTCATACTCTTTCATCTTCTCCATGATTTCGTAATTCATGAAATCTTTAACTCTAACTGCTTGGTCTGTTTTTTCTGGAGTAGGTACACCTAAAATTTGAGTTCTAACTGGACCATCTGCCGGTAATAATTCTTTATATGCTAATGCTTGAAACTGTGTAACTGCTTCTGCTAATACTGGGTGAGTTGCACCACTTGCACCTGCAAATGGTTCTGTTCTATTATCGTATTTGAAACCTAATAAATCTAAACCTGTTGTATAAGTTTTTTCCCAATCTTTTCTTGATGCAGAATAATCCATGTACTTAGAATTTAAATCTGATGCTAATGGAGCTAAAACTTCATCAGGTAAAAATTCTGCTAAGTTTGCATAATGTTCATCACCGCCTTCAGGTGATGCTGCAGCAGGATCAAGATTTATGTCTACTGATCCATCTTCATTTTCTGAAACTTCAATATCATCAGGTGATTCCTGAACTTTTTCAACTTCTTCTACAATCTGTTCTTGAACTTCTTCTTGACCAGGTAACTCAAGTTCTTTTCGAGGCTCGTTTGGAAGCGCTTTGTCTATATCTGCCATTATATTTTTTCTCCGTATGTATTACTTCTTTAACAGTATTATAGGAAATATTCAAGCCCTGACTCTGGGGCCCTGATTCCGGAGGCACTGTTGTAGTTAACCTTTTAATCATTTGATGAGTTTGCTTCTCTATTTAATTCCTTCATTGCTAATTTAAAAGCTTCTCCAAAATCAAGACCTTCAGCATCCATAATTTCTATAACTTTATCCCTTATTTTTTCAGTGTCCGGAGAACCTTCATTGTAATTAACTCTACCACCTTGATTAAACTTTTTAAAATACTTTTCTGCAAATGTATCTATATCCATACCAGTTGCATCCTTGCCTCCGGCTTTAATATACGCTTCTGTAACCATTGCATTATATGCAGTGTCACCACCATCTAGAAAACCTATTCTACCTCCATTAGCATATTTATTAAGTTCGTCTTCGTATTTTTTTATCTTATCCGATGCCATGATTCCGGTATCACCGAATAAAGGTTGAATTATTTTCATGTATTCTTTTTCTGAGAGCTCACCATTGTCATAAGCTTTTTTAGAAAACTCACCAACTAAATTTATATATGTTTTAGGACTGAATTGATTAGCTGCTGCTTTTGTATTCAGCATATCTAAAATTTTAGTGTATTGTTTTGGTTTAGGTTTAGGAAGAATATCAGGCATTACAGAACTCCTGCAATACCGCCTTTAGCTAATTTTTTCTTTTCTTTTTTTGCCTTCTCAAGCATTCTTTTAATTTCTTCGTCTTGAGCTTTTAATTTTTTATAGTAAGATTTGTAATCTGCAACGTCTTCAATACCAGGATTCATAATCATAAATTCTCTCATTTCTTCACCAGACATTTTAGGTCCAACAATTGCAGGATTACCCATTGGTCTTGGATTACCATCTCCATATTGCATTCTGCCACCATATGCAGCCATAGCTCTTTTATCTTCGTTAGCTTTTTTTCTTGTGAAATATTCTTTTGCATAATCTTCAAATGAACCGTTGAAACCATTTTTGACTGCATCTAAAAATTCTTCGTATACTGTACCTAGTTCTAATTGTAATTCTTCTTCAGCAGTTTCACTTGCCATCTTAATAGATGGTGCACCTCTATCTAGGGATTTGATTCCACCCATATCATCATATTCCTCTGGATCAGGTAAATCTAAATCCTCTGGAATATCACCGGTTTCGATGTTTCTAAGTAAATCTCTTAATCTTTGTTCATCTATTGACATAATGCCTAATAATACACTTTTGGAGTTCTTTGTAAAGGCTCATCTTCATAATCTTCTGGGTGTTGAATAAGTCCACCTTGTCTAAATCTCATGACTGCCTGAGTCATAGAATCGACTAAATCATCATGATCTCCGTAAGGAAAAGCAGCGCACTCTTCAATAACTTCTTGAGCAAATTCCATTTCAGTTGGTGCATATATACGACCTGATTCAAATAATGGAGATACAGAATTAACACGTGTGTGCTTATCATTACCTCTAGATGGTGTAAAATTGATTACTGGAATCCCTGCTTTTCTTAATTCATAAGTGAGTGGAAGCCCTGATGCTTTTGATTCTATAATCACTGTTTCCGGATTCCAGTAGCCGTACTGATCTAATGCAATACGCCTTAATTCAGGAAACTCGTATCTTCCCTTCAATGCATCCAGCAACAGGAGACAGGGACCTGAATCCTCTGTAGGATGAAATACGCCCCAAGTAGTAATTGCAGAATAGTCAGCAGATTCTTTTTTCATAAATGCTGTATCATAAGATTGTATAACATGTTGTAATGCAGGAAGTTCTTTCTCCCAAGGTTGCCACCATTCTCTTTTAATTAATGCACCTTCTTCACCAGTAGGATTCTGCATATATTGTGCATTCCATTTTGCAAGTGGAATAGAAGCACGAACTGCTTCTAAATCTTTTATGTTCCAATATTCAGGCCACAGGGGTTTTCCTGTTGGCATAATTGCAGGGAATTGAATTACTTCCCATTGATCAGCTTTAGGTTCTTTTTGTGCTTTAATTAATCTACCTGCAAGATCTTTTTCATTCCATCTCGTCATTACAATAATAATTGTTCCACCAGGTTGAAGACGTTGACGTGGACCTGATGTATACCATTCATAAGTTCTGTCCAATGCTTGAGCGTTCATTGCATCTTGTTCAGTATGTGGGTCATCAATAATTAATAGGTCAGCACCCCGTCCAGTAATTGCAGATCCAACACCGGCAGCATAATATTCACCACCTTGTTGTGTTTCCCATTTACCAGCAGCTTGCGAATCTTCTTTTAATCTTGTGTCAAATACTTCTTTATACTCAGGTGTATCCATAAGTTGTTTTGCTTTACGTCCAAACCTTACAGATAATTCAGTTGTGTTAGTAGATTGAATAATTTTTAATTTAGGATTTCTACCTACCATCCATGCAGGTAACAAGTAAGATGCAAATTCAGATTTAGTATGTCTAGGTGCCATATTGATTATAACACGTTTTGTTTTACCGTTTGCTATATCATTAAATTTTTTTGCTACTTTTTTGTGATGTTGACCTTCTACAAAATCAGGCCAAACATGTTTAACAAATTCCATGAAGTCATTTTTAATTGTAGATTGCTTTTTCTTGTCTTTCCACTTAGCCATATAAAGAGCTAATTGTCTTTTTACATCGGGTGGTAACTTATCAAATTTTTTTAATTTCTCTATGTCCATAAGTGCATTTGAAAAAAAATTTTGCAAAATTTTTTCAGGTATGTTTTTAAATAAAGCAAAAGTATTTTAGCCTTACTTATTTATAAAAGCTTATATATTATACAGTATATAGAGACTCCTTTTTTTTACAAGTGATTTTAAGATACAAGAAAGTTCAAAGTTTGAATAGGTCTTGGTACCTCTATCGAGACGAGCGAGCGAAGCGAGCGAGTCGAGACGCGAAGCGACTAGCAATCGGGGGGGGGGGGGGGGGGGGGGGGGGGGGGGGAGGGAGTGAGTGAGCGAGCTCGCTCAAAGCCTGCGGCATTTTGTCGCATGCGACATATTGTCGCATGTGACATTCTTTCTTATTAACTACTAGGAGGAGTAGTTCTGTTTATGCACAATCATTGCAATATCTTTTATCACTTGACGACCTATTGTCGCCCTTGATGTATTCTCCACAACATCTACAATGTGTAAATTCATCTTGTGGTTTTGAATTATCTTTTTTCATATTTCTCCTTTTTGTTAATAAACGCATTGTAGCACAATGGCGACGCAGTCGCCATTGTACATAGTGTCGCAGTTAGTCTAATAATACCATATAAGCCTCGGCATTATTTTGTCTGAAGTAATCAATTCCTTTTCTTACTTTGTCCCATAATTTAGAATGACCATCAAAGCCAACTTTTTTATCTTCCAACGTTGCAAGATATTCATAATAAAATATTGAATCATGAATCTTTGCCTCGCTTTTTGTTAGCATAATAGATTCTCCAGAAAATCTATTTTGTCGTTCATGTGTTTTTTGTTCTGTCATATTTCTCCTTTTTGTTAATTGCCCTATTATAGCACAATGGTAGCTATGCCACCATTGTCAATATTGACGCACTTGTATTTTCTTTGATATACTTTTTTAAGTATTTCATACATTGTTTTTTATTTAACAAATATCCATCAAGTGTTGGTTTCATTAATGGGCATTTATCATCATGTCCAAAGCCTGTTACAGCATGTACGATTTCATGGTACACAATATTTCTTAATGCGTCTTGACTCATGTCAACTGCTCTTTTTGTAATCCAAATTTGTTTTTTACTTAATTTTGCTACACCTAAAACATTATGATTTCTAGCCTCTCCAATTCTCACTTCAATTCTAGGAAAAGATAAAAATTCTTTTTTTACTTCATAAATTAAATTAATTACTTGTCTTCTTAATTTATAAACTTCGTCATTCATTTTAAAGTTTTTTATTTGTGCTACTTTCATATTTCTCCTTTTTGTTAATATGAATGTATAATAGCACAATGGCGACGCAGTCGCCATTGTCAATATTGTCGCACCTACTCAAAATGTTTTGAGTAAGTTCTTTCATTTTTTAAGCTGTGCCATTTCTCTTGATCTATAGCCCACTCTTTCGCAGTTCTACCATAAAATCTATTTTTTGGATTGCTATTGTGGAAGTCTGCTCTCTTTTGAAAATATTCTCTAATCTCCTCTCCACTCATGTGTCTTAATTTAATTAAAGTATTTAAAACTGATGTTGGCATTGGCATATTAATTTTCTCCTTTTTCTAATAATGCAATTCTTCTTTCTAAAAGTTCTGCATACTCTTTTGTCATTTTAATCATATCCATTAATTTCTCCATTAACTCTAATGAATCTTTAACACTCATTTTTACTTCATGATTTATTTCGTCTAGTTTCATATTTCTCCTTTTTGTTAATAATCGTAGTATAGCACAATGGCAACTGTGTTGCCATTGTACATAGTGTCGCAGTTATTCTACTTCTGGGAATGGTAAATCTTTCTTATCCAATTCCTTGTCCCATTGTGCAGTAATACGAGCTTTGCTGTCTTCCATATCTTTTTTTACTAATCGCAAAATCTCATCTAATGTATCTGCAATTCTAATTAATGGGTTGATTGATCTGTCATTTATTTCGTCGTTCATATTTCTCCTTTTGGTTAATAGGTGCATGATACCAGATTCCAGAACCATGCACCATTGTCAATATTGTCGCAGTTACTCAACTTCTGGGAATGGTAAATCTGTTTCTACTAGAACTCCAACACATTTATTTTTTTTGTTTGGAAATCCTGATAATTGATCCCACATTTTATGATTATCACAATTTAATTTAATACACGCCTCTTCTATATCTTGCCAAGTAAAAAGCATGTTTTTAGTTAGAGTTAATTTTCCTGGTGTTTCATCTAATGGTTTAACTGATATATTCATATTTCTCCTTTTGGTTAATAATCGTATTATAGCACAATGGCGCCGTTGGGCGCCATTGTCATTATTGTCGCAGTTAGTCTTTTGTCGGACTTGGTAATGCAGTTAATTCTGTATTCCAACTTGATCCAATCTTTTTACATACAGCATTTAAAGAAATTGCCAGTGCTTCTGGCGTTCCACTTTCTAACACTGTGTCCAATGCCTTTTGTTTTAAGTCTTTAAGCATTTTTAATTTCTCGCCCTCTGGTCTTTTTTCTATTTCTTTAGAAGCAAGATTTGAAGCCCAATCTCTTAGTTGCTCTTCACAATCGGACAAGGTAATTTCATCACGATCATAATAACTACTACGGCCATAATCTTTATGGAACTTTCTTTTTAGATCATCTTCACTTTCTGCTTTTTTCTGAAAAAAAGTTTTAGCGCTTGCCTGCGCTTCTTTTAACTTTTGTTCGGCCTCTCTAAATTTAGAGATGATTTTATCAGCACCCATTTTTTTAGAAAGTTTGGCAACTGCTTTATTAGTTGCTTCGGTTTTATATTGTTTAACTAATAACTCTTGGTCATCAATTAATGGATCAAATTGTCTTCGCACTTTACTTTCAAAATGCTCAAGTTGATATTTAGTCATTTTAGTCATTTATTATACTCCTTTGTTTATTGAGTGCTAATTATACCAAATTAAAAAAATTTAGACCATTGGCAACATTGTCGCATGGAGCCTGCGACATTTTGTCGCGCGTCAATCTGTCATGTTGACAGGTTTTTTTAGAATGGTTCTAAGCTACAGGCATCAGGGTACATGCGTCAATCTGTCCGAAAATAGTTATTGAAGATAGGATTGTCCTATGCTATAATTAGATATATTAACAAAAAGGAGAAATATATGATTATGACTTATAGCCTGTCTCATTTTACTGAAAAAGAAAATGGGTACACTCCATCTTCATTCGCTCTGGCTCGAACAATAGAAGCCGTAGCCGATTTGATTGATGAGTACAAAGATCATAACGAGTTAGATGAATTGGGTGTAAGTGAGAAATTATATCTAAATGCACTCATCAAGCACAACAACAAGCTTGTGCAAGATTGGTCGAAGTATGGCGACGCTTCGGCTAGTTGGCGAGAAGAGATTAAGTAGCCACTTAATAGGATCAGTAGCAAGCCTCACTAAAGAGCGTGCTACTACTGATCCCTGGTCTATATCAGAGGGGACTGATCATCCCATAAAGGCATATTTGCTTGCGCTGTATATAGACCTGGGATCAGGGAGCCGGATTCCAGTAAGGCAAAAAGTACGAGATGCCCGTCATGGTGGTACTATCTGGTGGAATGGTCAAAGGTGATACAGCAATCCTACTAGCTCAAAAATTGCCGCTACCTAGTAGCCGCCTTATAGAGCAGTTAAAATACTGGAAGGTTTGGGGCCGCAGGCCCCAAGCATTAAGCCACAAGCTGCGACATTTTGTCGCGCGACAAAATTAATAATAGACAAAAGCAACAAGCAACAAGCAACAAGCTGCGACAATATTGACAAGTGAATTAAAATTTAAATTAGTTTATAATTATAAAAATTAACAAAAGGAGAAATATATGAATACCAAAGAAGCATGGACCCTGGTTGGAGGTCTTTCAAAACCTTCTAAGATGCCAGGATGGGCCTATGGTTTACCTGCTGCAGAATGTAAAACAGGTAAAAAATTAGTAGACGTTGAAAACTCTGTATGCAGCGGCTGTTATGCAAATAAAGGCTGTTATGTTTTCGCGGTTGTACAGGCTGCTCAATATAGAAGACTGGAGGCTACAAAGAACCCTTATTGGGTTGACGCTATGACAACATTAATTAATTCTAAAAAAGCAGGTGAATTTAGATGGCATGACTCAGGGGACGTTCAAGACGAAGAGCACCTTTTAAAAATTTTTGAAGTGTGTAAAAATACACCTACAAAAAAACACTGGATGCCAACTAGAGAAGCCTGGAC